TTCAGTCTTTGCTTCGAGAGCAATACGTGCAAAGTTAACTGTAACAACACGGTGTGATCCAATTGATATACCAGCACCACCAAAGCTATTTGATTGTGCTGCATAATCAAGCATTTCTTTATTTGAAATGAGCCTACAGCAGCTCGCGACCTTAGTGCCTTCTGAAGCAAAAAGATTATATCTATAAATATCTCTACGACACGCCTTCTTCAAGAAACGTTTATCTTCAATGACCCATTTATCCCCCCACTTCTTTTTACCAAAGTTCAGTGTTATTACTGGAAACCTATACGGCAAATTTCCTTTTAGAGGATCACCTTTATCAAAGAAATCAATGAAAATGTCCTGCAACTCAATAATATAATCAACTACGTAATTGTAGTAAAAATTCTTCAAATCTTCTTCTTCCAAATCATCCGGATGGTCGATGGGCAGTTTATCGAAGGGGAAATACCATGACATATCTTCTATCAGCGTTCTTAATTTTACCCGATCAAAGATCGAAACGTTAGAAAAAGGTGACTCGACGCCGTTACGTGAAAGATGGTTCACAGAATGTACAAACTGCTGAAACTCATTCTCAAGCGCTTTACGAAAATGCTTGGTTGTTTTAAGCTCACGAAGATCAACTGTGTCTTTTCCGAACAAAAGCACGTGTGCTATATCGAGAAAGAAAGAACCGATTGCAATAGCACCAGCCAAATGTGAACTCATTTGATGGACTGTTTCACACAATGCTGAAATATAACTCTGTACACGTTGAGCTGGTGCTGAATGAAGTTGACCAAAATCTCTTCCATTAGTTACAATCTTTGATGCGTCTAATGCCCAACAATATGGACGAAGGATGTTTGTAGAATCAGACAGTCCAAGTGAAAAATCAAACATTTCAGCCATTAATTCTTGTGCCTGAGATTTACCATATAGTTCACGAAGCTCTCTATACAAATAATCAAAACCAATAGCTTTACGAACAGGTGCAAGCGATTCCTGCATTACAGCTTCTGTTGTTTTTTCATTCTTGTTACTATTTGCATCAATCGACTTATCATTAAGCACACCAGTAATAATCGTATCAATACGTGACAGAAAATCAAAGTGATCTTTATGGATACCGTGAATTTGCAAAATCTCATCTACCATTATCTCGAGATTTTCTATTTTTACATTGTGATGATCTATTAATCTATTTCGGATACATTTTCGAATATTACGAAGTGTACGTAAAGTGTTGGCATTATCAGCAGTAAACATTTATTGTTTTCTCCTTTGGTTAAAATACATACGGCCATCTTTGTTTGTCATACAGAAAAAACCGCCATCATAAATTTCTTGGTTAGTGCTAGCGAGTTGAACGTAATCGTCAGTCTTTTCAGACCGAGTAGCTTTTGTTGAATCATAAGCTCCGCAAACAATATATTTAAATCCTCGTATAAAAGAATACTCTACAACATCAATAATATTACACCCAGTATAAATACAGATATCATAGTCAGTGCGTAGGTCTTCCAATATACAAACAGTGGACTTCAAGTTCTTAACGAACAATGGATCACCACCAGTTAGTACAATCTTCTTGGTACGAAACTTATCACATGCTTGACGTATAGCATGTGCCAACTCTTCGCGAGTAAATTGTTTGGTTTGCTCATCGTAGTCTGGATTTTGAAATAATAGATTTTGACAGCCATCACAGGCATGTTCGCAACCCATCATAAAAACGAGAACTGCATTATCGTCCGGACTGGGGTAGTCAAGAAACGACATGTTGAAGGGATACTTGAATTTAGTTTCAAGTAATTTATTTTGAGGAAACGATTGCAAACTCATCTCTATTGCGTGTTCAGATACGTTAGTTACTCGCATCTTCAAATTCCTTTCGTTCTTGGAGGTCACGCAAACGGTTTGTTAAGATATTCAAGTCGTATGAAAAACGCTTGCTATCAAGTAACCCCTGAATGAGGTCAATCGCCTCCAACACTTGCGTATAGGTAAATGTGTTGATGGGCAGCATTAAGGCTTGCACTATATGCATCAAAGTAGATCCTCCTTAGAAAGGATAATGAATTCGAGTTTATTTTGTGCACAATAGAATTGTGCAGCTGCCCATTTAGCAGCATTCTTTTCCCACTGTTGAACCTCGTATAGATATCGCTTGAGAGCTTTAACAGTACGATTTCTTGGTTCGCGAGGTTTACCAATTTGTCCTTTTTTGTTAGCGAAAGGACCTTGACCATGCGGTTTGATTTCAACAATAAATTTACGCAACTTGTCATCGTTATCATAGAGAAGCACAAAGAAATCGGTATGGTATGTATGTATTTTCCCTTGCCACGTATAAGGTATTTTCACACACTCTGATCCCCACTTAATTACTTTACTATTTTGATCGCACCAGCTACAAAATCGATGTTCCCAAGAGCTTCGGTAAATAGGCACATGGTCACCAACATACTTCTGTTTGTTGATGACCACATATTCACCTTGACTCCAACCAGCTTTATGCTTTTTTGGTTTCATCATATTAACTAAGTTGACGCAATGAAGGCATATATTGTTCAATATTTTCAGCGAATTGCTTAATGTTGTTGCGTCCTAAGAACATGAGAACTCCCATGCCATCAATTTTTTCAAGTTGATAGTTTGTGTAAACATCGTCGATACGTTTTATAATATCTTGCGGTATACAGTCAAAATCAATTAATTCAGTATTACGTTCATAGTTAGCCTTCACATCAGGGTCAGCGAGATGAATATCCAAACCTTCATTCAACATCTTTAAAGCAGTTCGTTCTGCACAACGTTTTTTAATAGATGGTATGTTGTCAGATTTATCTCCTGCAATAATTTTGATTTGAAGGTCTCTTTCTGGACTGATGCTTTTAACTACCTTTCGCTTAATTGGATCAAATAATTCAACATTCGGATGTTTCATTAATTGAACCATGTCTTTATCTGATGAAATGACTGTTATAGATGTATCATCACCACTTTCCTTTTTCACTATGACAGCAATTATGTCATCAGCTTCGCATTTGTCGAGCTTGAGTATATATATATTTTTAAACGTTACTCGTAATTGCTCAATAAAATCATCAAGTATTGGCCAAAATGCATCAAAATCTACAACTGCATTATCTCTAGCAGCTTTACGGTTAGCCTTGTATTCTTTGTAAAGATCCTTACGCCAACTATTAGGAGCATCAACAGCTATAATGACCCTATTAGGTTGATTGTATCGAATAGAATTAAAGAGGCTGTTAATCATTAAGTAGCGCCAGTATTCCCAAAGTTCTTCATCAGACATTAGTTGTTTCTTTGCAGCAAATGCTGCAACAAACAATGTACGAAATACTAGATTATGCATATCAAAAATGAGAATTTTCTGACGATCTTGTTCTTTCTTCGACTGCTTGAAGAAGCTGGTAAGTGTATTACGGTTAGTCATAGACTACTCCTTTTTGTAAGAAATTTCGTGCGAGTACATTTGTAGGATATGATTTTGTTGTGAGATTAAACACTCTGATTTGATGTTCAGGTAGGTCACGTAATAAGATCAGACCATTCCGCAAACGTAGTTCAGTACGTAACAGTTCAGTTGCCCAAAATGCATCGATTACATTATCTCTTGGATTACCATTTTTCTGTTCTTTAAGAGTTGGAAGACATGTCAAATCCATACCTTTGCGTTCTTTTGATGAGAGTGCTTCATATGCATTTTCCATCTCAAATTTATCAGCATTCCCATGTCCAGTTGCAAATAGTTTAATGTGATTAGGTGGGTAGAGCCGAAGTGGAAAGCCGTCTTCAAATAATTTCAGTTTCATTGCCATGGTTGTTTCAGCAATATGGAAAACACGACCCTTTGCAGCAAGTGCATAATCTTCAAACACAACACAATCAACATGAGCCACTCCACTTTGTCCTGATCCTGATTGGTTACAAACCCACTTCCATATTATATCTCTCACCGAACCGGCTTGTTCTAATGAATTAGGATAGGTACGTTTTCCTTTTGCAGTACCAATATATCGAACGCTATCACTAACATACTTTTTTTTGTTAGTGAATGTAAGCCACGCACGATCTTCAACATTGAATTCGTTGTCCATTTTAACCCACACTATACCTGGAGAATTTATAGAATAATCCAACCCGCAAATAATTCGCTTATTCATAAACATATACCTTTTCTTTGAAAATGAGTCCATTCTTTTTAGTTTCAACAATCTTGTAAGGTATTTCTTCACCTAACAATAAACGAGCGGCAATGTTAATTTTCTGACGATCTTTACGTTGGTCAACTATTTTTTGTGCAATTTTAGATAGTTTGAAATGTTTACTCATATAAACTTCCTTAATACACTATGCTTACGTGGAACAAGATGAATCTTATCAAACATAGAGGTTGTAAAATATGGATGTAGCTCTTTAAACGTAAACGGCCATTCCCTCTGCAAATATACATATGCATCATTCAAATCCCACTTTTCACGATTTGGCAATTTGTAATCACGCTTAAACCGCTCCCATAAAAATACAGGGTTGCCTTGCAACAAAAGCTTGTATGAATTTGCCAATCCGTCTCTATCAAAATCAAGAAGATAGAATGGTGAAAGTTTTTCAACTTTTGCTTTTACCACATCACTAAATTTTAGGCCAAGAACAGCAATTGAATTTTCAACAAATAAGCTATCAATGGGACCTTCAACTAAAACAACTGGACGTTCACGACTAATGAAATCATAGTTGTAAATTGCCTCATCTCTATTCTCAACCATGTTAATGTATTTGTTACTTGCCTTCTTATACAGTGACCTTGCTTGAAAATAATAAATGTTTCCATCTCGGTCGTAGAAAGGTATAATTAGTCTTCCAACATATTTACCATCAACTGCAACAAACCACTTTTTCCAAACGTGCTCAGGAATACGTCGTGATATACACAACTCCCGAGCAAGATCAAATAACCTACCTTGTCCCAAATAAATAGGTTTGAAATACTGTAAGTCTTCAGACTCTGTTATATTAGGTCTCTCTACCTCATGCTTGATTTTAGGGAGAGTTTGTTTTGCCGGTTTGATATCATCAAGTTGCATAGTCTCTTTGATATATTCAACATAGTGTTGATAGAAATACTTCTTCATCCAAACGTGAGCTGGCATGGATATACTACAATTGAAACAGAAATACATCCATGGTGATTTACGCTTGAGAATATATCCACGGCGTTTTTGTTTTGACCTTCTTGAATCACCACATACATTACACCGAAAGTTGTAACCTTCACGGTTTGATGACACTTCACCAAACAAACTACGGTGTGAGTTCATTACAATGCGAAGGTATTTGTCGAGTATGAACTCATTTACAGCATGGTTCATGTTTACTCCAAACACAAATAAGGCGGAGATTTCCCTCCGCCCCATCAATCAAAAATGTTTACTTGTTCTTTTTCTTTCTAAGTTTGTTAATGAAGTCATCATCACCATCGTCGGTTATTGTTTCAGACTGTGAAGTCTTTTCATCAACGTCAAAAGGTGGTGTGTCGTCTAACTCTTCAACAGTGCTTGAAGAAGCTGGTTTTGACGGCGCTGAAGTATGTGAAGAAGCTACAGGTTGACCTGAAACAACTGCAAAGCGATTTGTGAGTTCGTCAAAAGGTTTGAACTGATCTTCAGCAGTGAACTCACTGAGCTCGAAAAGATTTGGTTCCACATCTTTCTCATAATTATCAAGAGCAGACTTTTCTGCGAAACTTGAATCCTTATAATCAGGATACAGAATATCACGACCGTTAAGTTTGATCTTCTTTTGCTCGGCAATAAGCTTGAAGTTCGCACCATCATCTGGATCGAAAACAATTACTGGATCATCAACAGCACCTTTAGGTGGCTGGATTTTAGCCCACATCTTATCATAGACGGTCTTTGGAAAACGGAACAAGAAAACTTTACCTTCGTTTTCCGGACAGTTTGGATCTTTGATAACAAGAATGTTTGCAATCCACTTTTTCTTACGTGAACGAGTCCGTGCAAGATCTTCATTGGTTGGCCAAATTGCACGGTTTGCATCACAAACAGGACATTGTTCACCAATAGTTGTAGGACAGTTCTGGTTATAGAAACCACCTGGACCGTTGAACCTGTGATTGAAAATTGCTGTAATAGGAATATCAGTATCTGGTGCCGGAAGGAAACGAATAATTGTTTGTGCTGTACCGTCTTCAGAAAATTTCTGCTGATAAAAGCGAGAATCTGTTTGACGTGTAGGACGCTTTCCTCGGCTTGCTTCTTCCATCTTTTTACCAAGGCCGGACCAATCAAGTTTTGTCTTTATTGCCATTTGTGGCTCCTTTGTTAAATTGTGTTAAATTGTTAGTTGGTTTTGTGAATTGTTAGTACTACTTTTATTATATTTAGTACACGGCTAAACCTCCTATACTCTTTTGATGGTTCATTCATCTTTTCGTCAGATTCCATCTCACTTATCGCTTTGTCTTCGAACCGAAGGTAAAAATATGGCGATAAGAATCTTTTCTCATGTACGATCAATTCATACATGATTGAAATACCAAGACGATTGATTTTAAAATAGTCAGATAAGCCATTCAATTGGGTTTGTGCATTCATCTCCATAAGGAGCTGTTTATCTATTACAAACCGTGATTTTGAGAATAATTCTCTTGTATTATTTATATTTTTATCATTCAATCGCTTCAAATCACACTTATTATAATACAAAAATTCAAGTAAACATGTCAACGCGAAATCTTCGAGAGTATAGAAGTGACATTCAATATCATTATAAACTCTCTGTGCCATACCCTTGATGGGTATAGGTGACCGTGAAAACCACACTTGACTTGCTAATTTATACACATCATAGTATGTCACTGTGTGTTTACTCTTCACCAGCTTCTTAATATTCTGGTAGATTGAAAATACCTGTAGAACAGAGTTTTCCATTACGTCTCATTTCGTTGAAAAGAATGAAGATAATGTATTATGTGACATCTTCATATGTGGAGCATATTCTTTCAATTCCCTACGCAATGTTTTACGAACCTTATCACTCATCAGGTCCATTATTTTCGATACTGTAAAGTAATCTCTCTCCAGTGTGGCAAGACAATCAAGCATTTTAAGTCCATGTTCACCTTTACACTCAAGTAGTGCCTTGTTCAGCTTCATTATTTCATCTGGATTAATATTACGCTTGTCAAGATAGAAATGTGATAGATCCACCTTGTATGTTTCTAATACAGTGAAGAATATTTCACTATCAATGTGACCAAGAATATCATCTTCTTTATCATGTACCACTAAAGATACGTTTTTGTTAATCATAGAGCCTTCCTTATTCAAAGTTGTAATCTTGCTTTCGCTCGGCTGCACGACTCTTCTTGGTTATGCCTAACGCTACACTACTGGCTTCATCAACAATACGTGTTGCCTGCGACTGCTGTTCTGGTTCCTTTTCAGTTACACTCTCATCAGCACATACACGCATTCTACTGTAGTTCACACCAATGGTGGTCCTACGTTTGTTAATGCCATATCTATTTTTGAGAATGATCCAACTATATTTTCCAAATTGTCTTTGCTCATCTGACTGCGTAACACCAATAATAATATCAGCTGTTGCAGCAGTACCGATTGAATCAGCTGTATCTTTCAGGTCAATGTTGGTCGAATCAAATCCACCTCTATTTGTTTGTACAGCGGATACCCATGGAATACCAGTCTCAACTGCCAAACCACGCAACTCTTCTGCTACACGTTTTTGCTCACTGTAAGAGTTTTCATCTGCCCGCATTTGTATGGGAAGCATAATGCCCATATAATCAACAAATACAATATCAGGCTTAAAACCCTTCTTTACCTCTAATTCCTTACAGACCTGTCGTAAAGTAGAAGTATTGATTGTTCTTGTTGGATATTCCAACACTACAAGTTTGTGCTTTACACGTTCTCGTAACCGTTGAAAATTTACATGAAGCTTTTCTCTCGTAAGAAGTTTAAGTTGGTACATGTCCATATCAAAACAATTGGCCAACACTCTCTCAGTCATTTTATGCCGAGACATTTCCAACGTTACATATAACACATTTTTATTCAATAAGATTTGATTGGCCGCAAGACCTGCCATAATAAGTGACTTACCCATATTTGTATTATGACTAACGAATGCATTTGTATAATACCGGTGGTTCATGTGATCAACAGAAATGTCTACAACTTCTTCAACTTCACTAGTAGCTTGAACGGTTATATTTTCAAAAGTTCCAGTATTCATCAAAACTTTATGTTTTTTTGTATCAATTTTCGAAACAGCTTTCCAACCATGATTTGTGAATAATAAATGATTAGCACTACATTTTAATTTTCCATATTTATTTGAAACAACAAAAATCCTTTTTTTACCTTTTGTTACATAATTACACACTTTAACATAACCGTCAGGTGAATCAACTTGAATATCATGTTCTTTCAATAAATGTTGAATTTGTCCTATATCAACTTCAACTTCAATCCATTCTTCATTTTTTAATGAATTCATAACATTCATTCAAAACCCCTTCTTTATTTTGTAAAAAGTCATTTTCCCACACTATCATCACTTCATAACCTTGCAATATAGCAGTTTCCACTTTTATTTGATCTATTTTCCATATTTCTTCTGCTGTTTTTATATTTTGAGCGGAAAAGAAGATACATGCATCATTTGCGTTTTCGAATACGTATTTTGATTTTTGTATCTTTAGTAACACATTCAGCTAAAAACAACGACAGTGATTTCTCGTGGAAACCACCCTCAATCATTTTATCAAAATAATCAATACCTGTTGGTACTACATTGTCCTTATTGTGAAGATGGTTGAACATTTCCTCTTCACCTTCTTCACTGAACACATCTAAACCAATATCCGAATCAAAGCTAAAACTTACAGCTTCACGAAGACGATCGGCATAAGCAACCATCTTATCAACATTATTATCTTCAAGTTGAATCTTTGCATCAACAATAGCATTAAAAGCGAGATTCTGTTTGAAGAATGATTCAACCTTTGCAAGCATGTGTGAGTCCGATAGTTCTGACGTATCAGTATTCATACACTTTAAAAGATAATCATGTAAATCCTTTTGATCTATCTCAACTTTGAACTCAGTAAACGTAGGAAATGTACCATACATTTCAATGAAACGCTGCACGTGTTTTACAATTTGTTGTACTTCAAAACTATTGAATAACGTTGGTTTGAGAAAAGGGACAATTCTATCCCTTTTCTTCTGATCGCTGAACAATAGCTTAACGATAACCCGCTCAAAAAATAATGGGTCTATTACAAGTTCTTGTTCACTCATATTACTCTTCTTCTACTTCTTGAGTTTCAGATGCTGTTATGGTTTCAAGTTCAGGATCGATAGTAAATGTATTTCCAGCTTCAAGAACATAGACCTTTGCGATATCATTTGCAAGATTCGTTTCTTCGAGGATTTTATCCCAAAACTTACTATCAATATCAATATCTTTAGCTAAACATGTCAACTCACCATACTTATAGGCCGTCCGTTTTCCAACTTTTGTTTTTTCAACAATATTAAAAGCTTCGGCCAAGTCAACAAGTCCAGAATAACGATGAATGCCTGTCTCGAAATGAACATTGATTGGTATTTGAGACTTTTCTTTGCAGAAGCGAGATTTCTCAACGTTAATAATAAACTGGTACCCTTCAAGGTCAGATGACTTACCAATCTGACGACGTGTAATAACCCACACATTATCTGATGCAAGCATAATACCCTGACCACCACCAACAACTGTTGCGGCAAACATCGGATTAGAACCGGATTGATCTTTGTAAACGTGATTGATGGCTATACAAGGAATATCCATCATTTTAAGAGAAGCTGTAACGATGCGAAAGAAACTCTTTAATTGTTTTGCACGGGTCATATCAGCTTTTTCTTTGCCATCCACAGCGTCGTTGATTTCCTTACGAGATGCCATGTTACCAACTGAATCAATTAGCACAAACAACTTTGGTTCCTCACCGTTCTTAAACTCTTCTTTGAGTAAGTCAAGAGTTGAAGAGAGTTCATGTTTCAACTCTTCCACGCAGGTAATTGGCACATGTACGATACGACACCAATCAAGATCAAATTTTTTTAAATAATCTCGTGGCACACCAAACTCTGTGTCATAAAACAAAGCGGCACCTTCAGGATACTTCTTTTGATATGCTTCAAGCATGTAAAGACCAAAAAGTGTTTTAAAACGTTTAGATTCTCCAGCAATAGTAGTGACACCACCACAAAGACCGTTTTCAATTCTTGAGCTAAGAGCAACATTAATCATAGGAATACCTGTATCAATAAAATCTATTTCGCGCTGGAAGAATTGTGATTCGCTTAGGGCGGCAGCAAAAGCATTTCCGCTGTTTGCAAGAATTCTGTTGGTAAGTGATTCAGTTGGTTTCTTTTTAGCCATTTGTGGCCTCCTTAGTTGAAATTGTTATTAGTTGTTTTAGTGCTTCGTTGAGCAATCGACTCTCCTCGCGATCAACTTCAACGTGAATATCCATATACTCCATAATGTCTTCTTTCAAACTACAACGCTGACCCCAAACACTAATATAAGTAGTTTTACCATAGTGATGTTTAATGCCAGCTTCAATCAAATCTTCAAGTTCCCGTTTTGTTAGGAGTATTAAATCATCATCCCTTAACATAACTATTTACCTCTTTTTCTTTTTCCACATTTCGCGGAGTTTACATTTCTGGAGGTTGACTGCTCCCCATCCAAGAACAGTGAACCAACCTTGTGCAAGTGATTGAGCTACGCTCGTCCATTGTGAATGATAATCAATTTCAAACCATTCATCAAATTCATCAGGCCATTTATTGATGAAAGCTATGCGATCAAATCCAAATCGATTAGTCTTCTTTACAGCCACAAACTTCATTTTAGTACCATTTGAAATTGGTAACAATTTCAAACCTTTAGCTGCAATTAAATAATTATAATTAATTGCAGCTTTATGATGTGGTGGACATTTCTTAGGATAAGATATACCGTGCTGTATATAATACTCTCCCGACTTACCATACTTGTCATAATCAGTCAGTCCACGTGGCGTGGCTATATCATCAATTGATGCTTTTTCGAACTCTTTACGAATAGTTCGGAGATCATCAAGCATTGATTCCTTGTATTCAACATCACCTTTGTTAGCAAAGATGTCGTCGAGATATACCTTCAACTTTTTACGAACAAAGATTGGTGTACTTGTTTTGACAATCTCAATGCCAGTAACACCCACCTTTGGATTCTCATAAACAGTACCTTCTTTATCAAGAACCTCAGTTGCATAATGTTTCTTTGCAACAACCATCATTTGTGAAATGATCTTCTCCCGTTTGAAATGAATGAGTTGTTTCGTACCAAATTGATCAGCATACACTTCGAGAATCTGATCAATAAAAGGCTGGAAGAAATCATCAATGAACTCTA